ATAAGTCACAATCACAGGCGAAGTCATTTGCGGATTAATGCTTGTCGGCAAATCTGAGCAAATAACTTTGCGCCCTGTCGGATCGTAATAATAATCAGCCGGTGAAACAGTTGTTAGCACCGTTGGCGTTGAATCGTTGTAATACTGAACGCTATTAATTGTCACGCCGCCCTGTGATGTTTCAGGCAAATCAAGTGACAACGGCGAACCATACAAAGCCGAAACACCGTAATAGGATTTGTATTGCACCGATATAATTGGCGCACCCAAATAATCCTCGATAGCCATGCGGATTGCTAGTTCAAGCGAAGTCAAATAGGTATCCTGACTTGTGTCTGAATACAAATTCAACTGTTCCCGAATTTCGGATAACGTCAACCATCCTGTCGAAACATTGCGATTGGTCTGCTCAAACCAATCGTAATTGAACGGGTTGCGCGTTGGCGCAAGTTGAACAAATCCTAATCCTGTCTCTTGAACTGGCATAATTTTTAGGCAGTAGCAATTAGACGAACACCGGCAAACGGATCACGCACAGTCGATACCATTCGTTTTTCAGCAAACATTGTTATGAAACCGGGCGCAGTTTGTTCCATTGCTTGAACCGTCATTTCTTCAACGTCAGCAATTGTCAAGAACTTTGACCAATCAGCAAGATAAATGGAAATGTTCCCTGCCGTTGTCCATGCATCCAGATACGGATTTGGGATGACCGGCCATCCAAATACATTAACCACCGCGCCGCCATTGTTTGTGCCGGTTTCCATAAAGAATGGAACATTGCCAGACGAAACCGCTTTGGTCAAAATATCAATTGCCGATGGATGCATCATCCATGCAGTTGTCGGCGAATTCCAATATTGACCGGGCAGCGCAAGACGCATTTCGGACAATGTGGATTTGCTCAGACCGGCAACTGTTGCGCCAACTGTGGCAATAGTATGCCGACCGTTAGTAATTGCTGTGCCACTTGATCCGAATGCCGACACAGCACCAGCCGCGCCGGGATAACTATTCAGACCGCGCAAACCGTAAATGCCGCCTGTGCTGGTGGTGGTGCTTCCTGCTTGATCATTATTCAAGCCCATAGACGCGCCTTCCAACTGCGCGAATTCCATCATCAAATCTTGAATGAGTTCGTTATTCAAGCCATTAACATCTGACAGAACCGCAGTACGAATTGGCATCTGTGCAGTAATTACTCGCGTTGGCAATTGCCAAATTGATGTGTTGATATTAGGCGAACCACTGTTGGGCGTGAATGTATAGCCCCAGGGATTTGTGCTGTTTGCAGCATTACCTGTCTTTGCAACAAATTGCACATCAGACATATTTGCGGTTTTTATTTGACGCGAACCCATACGGTACGGATTGGCATATCGAAACGCTGCAAATACATCATCAAAAAAAGTTTGGCCACCAACACCAGAACCGCTGCCAGTAAGAGCAGAAGCCTCGCGCAAATCAATGGTGATTCTATCGCCAGTTTCTAGCGTCTGTTTAATACCGGAGAGAATTTTTTCGTTGGCTTTCATTTTTTCCATTCCCAAATTTAGCAAAAAACCCCGGCAGCACACGCCACCGGGGAAGCCGCATCATTAGGTTGATGTACCTGTCGAACGATAACGAACACCAGCAAAAGGATTGACAACCGAAGTGGCCAAACGCTTTTCGCCGAAGAACGTGATAAAGCCGGGCAGAGTCTGATCATAACGGCGCATTACCATCGACAGACGATCCACAGTGGTATGGAAGCGAGTCCAATCCGCAAAGTACATTGGATACAGACTATTAGTACCAGCCGAACCAGTGGTCAACTGTGATGGTGTGTCGCAATACTTGTTGACGATAACGTCAAAGCCCAACAGTGTGCCGACAATGCCATCTTCACGCGCAAGACCGTCAATATAGATCGGGCGTTTCTGATCATCAACCAGACCGCGAATCTGTTGCAGCAGAACCGGGTTAATCATGAACTTAGCGTCTGGAGTCCAGTATTCCTGTGGCAGCGAATAGATGAAATTCACAACGTCTTTGTAAGTGATATTACCCGCACCGACCGTATTGGCGTTGGTGGTAAGTTGGTCATAGGTAGCAAGCGAATGCAGACCAGTAGTGCTGCCAGTACCGCTATTGCCAAAAGCGGCAGTAGTAACAGAACCGCCAGCATAAGTCGCAGCAGCACCAGCGTACTGATCCAGACCGCGCAGACCGTTTGTGCCGCCGTATGGGTTTGATACCGACTGAGCAGCTTGATCATTGTTCTGCACCATTGAAAGTGCCTCAGACTGCGAGAATTCCAGCAGCATATCCGAAACAACATTTGCTTCCAAACCATCGATGTCATCCAGTGCAGCGGTACGGATTGGGAACTGTGCGTTCAAATCTTGCAGAACCAGTTGCCAAATTGTGGTGTCTTCAGTAGTTGTCGCACCGTTGTTCTGAATGGTGTATCCCCATGCAGCACCAGCGTTGCCGGTTTTTGCCCGGAACTGATATGAAGAACCATCAGTCGCAACTTGACGCGAAATTTGGCGCATTGGGTTTGCAAGACGCAGCGGTGCAAACACTGGATCATAGGCAGTGCGACCACCCTGATTGTTACCGCCGCCTGTCAGTGCCGATGCTTCCTTCATGTATGCATCATATTGAGCAGCATCTTCAAACAGTTTCAGTTCTTTCTCAACGCGAGCGTTTGATTTGTAAAACTTGGACAATTCTTCACGAACGCGACGATTTACGTCAACCTGAATGCCTTTGTTTGGGCGAACGATTTCGGGCGCACGAATTTGTGCAACTTTTGCTTCCAGTGCAGAAACCTTTTCGGCAAATTCTGCTTTGGCAGTTTCAACGGAAGTAGAAACTTCAGCCAGCTTTTCAGCGACCAAAGTTTCAGTTTTTTCTTTCAGATTCGATTCGATGGAATCGAGTTTTTCAATGATTTTGTCCATGACAATCCTTATTTATTTAAGTCGGGATTCTAGTGCCTTCAACAACTCGCGTTGCTCAAGTGCCGCTAGAAGTTGATCAGCCGCACCCGATGTAGCCTCTCGCGTATCGGAGTTCGGTTCGGCAGTATCGGGTTTCGCATCGCGCTTACCCATTGCCTTGCCAAATACGGATGCGGCTTTTGTCGCATCCTTTTTTGAAAAGCCCACTTCACGCAGTGCTTTTTCAAATACTTTCAAATCCGCAGAACCATCCTCGCGGAAATATTCTAGCTTGCTGATGTTTGCCATCGGATTGTTTGGTTGCATCACGATTGACACTTCAGCCAATCCACCTTTGGTGATACTGAAATAACCTTCTTCATCAGCATCAATTCCAGCATCAAGCATATTGCCTTCAGCATCAACCATGCAGTATTCATCAGCGTATGCGCCAACAGAAACGCCGCCAACCATCATGGGCGATTCCTTCATGATGGTGTACAGATCACGCCCGGTTGTGGTGTTGGTGTAAATCATGCCGCGACCAATCATGCCTTCATCGGTGAATTCGAATTCATCCCACTGACCGACAGGCATTGATTGATCGTTGTGCTGAAAGTACATCGGCAATGGTCTGCCAACAGCAGCAAACTCTTTTGCCCATGCCTGAAATGGTGCAGCTTGATAATTAAATCTGCGACCGTCTGCGCCTTCACGCGCACCCCACGTTGTGAGCATCGCTTCAATCTTGCCGCACATTTCATCGGAAGATTCATCGGCCATGCGACCTAATGCAACTTGCGACTCGAAAAAAAACGTCACGTTTTTAGTCATGAAATATCACCTTTTTCTGTTGCATCCCATTGGTTTGCAATGGTTTAATTTTGCGCTTATCGGCATCTTGTTTTATTTTATCTGCGACTTGCTGTTGCTTTTGTCGCTTACGATTTAGGCTAGGCCTTTCCATTTTGCCCCGTCTTTCCAACAGAGTTTGTGTTGCCGCCGCCGCCTGTGTCTTGTGGTGAAGAACCCGCAATCGGTTCTTGTTTGCCGCCTTTATTTACTAGCGTTTTCGCAATCGTATCATCAATTTCCGACAACCCCAAATATTTTCTTGCTTCATTCGGCGTTAAAATTCCAGCGTTGACACCAGCGACAGAATAATTCATCTGATCAAGTGGTGCGCCCTTCAGGAAATTATCCGTCTGAAATTGTATGTATAAGTTTGGATAACCTTGCAGCAAACTTACTTTTAGCTTTTGCTGAACATTAGTCAAAAGGGGAGCCATTGTACTTTTATAAAATTCATCCAACATTGTTTGCGTATTGTTGAATTTTGATTCGCCCACGCTGATCATTTGTGGCGGCACACCAAACACACCACAGATTCGTTTCATGGTCTGTTCTTTCAACGAAGCAAGATCAGCATCTTGAATTGAAAGCATATCAATCGGCATATACTTCATGCCATTATCTAACAGCATACCTTGACCGGGTTTAGATGGATCAGTCGGACGCGATCCAGTTAGCTGCGACCAACCTTCCTTTAGACGCGCAGCAATTTCCTTGTATTTTGAATCGGGAATAACCTGATCAGTAACAAACATCCCAGATGGCTTTGCGCCGTTCTGCATTACATAGTTTGCGTAAAGATCAATATCTTGATCCAGACCGACCAACTCTGTCAGCAATATGCCTTTGTTCCAGCCGCCCGAACCTTGCCAGCCCATTTCCATCATGTGCATGATTTGCCAATAATCTAATGGCGCATCTTTGGAAAATCCATAACTAGGCGTTGCCAACCGATACATTGGATAACGGGTTTCGGTTAGCTGTGTGGTGATTAGCGTTGCATCCAGAATGTACATTTCCAATGGCGTTTCATCAGACTTGTTCTGATTTTTGCGCCAAAAGACTGTGTAACATTCGCCAGCCATATCCAGCCACATACTGAACTGATACCAAAATTCGTATTGCGATTGGAAGTTATTGGGATTGGCAAGCAGGTTATAAACTTGTCTTGCTTTAATTCTGTCACGCGATCCGATGGATGGATCATGACAAGCATCAACCAATTGATCATTTGCGTTATATGCCATTACCTTTACAGGCAACTGCGACAATGCCCTAGCCTTTACCGCAAGGCATGACATTACTGTCGAATTGCGCGACAGTACAGACATATCCACTGTTCGACCTGCTTGCGTTGCCGAACTGGTGGTGACGTACAGCATTTGCTGGAATGCGGTTGTTGCGCCGACATTCCGCAAGACATTATTACCAAGTGTTGTCTGCCCAAATAGCGTATTAGATTCTTTTTGCGCTTTATCTTTTCTTTTAAAAATATCTAATACGCCCATGATTGCACCTTAAAAAGTTCGGAATCCATAACTGCCACTGTCAACTGGATGATCCAATGAACAATGCATAGCAATAATTAAGGCAATAATACCATCAACTTTGGCACTTTTATCTGCTTCATTCTTACGAATTTTTATGTTTCCGTTTACATCTTCGTACACTTCGCAATTACCTAACTGCCATCCAAGAAACGGATTCCCATCGTGTTTAATATTTTTGCCCAATATCAATTTTTCCAAATGCTTTGATGGGTTACTCAGCACCGCCATTCCTTGCCCAACCTTTTTAACCGGCATGGCCTGATCATGCAGCCGGGCAATTAAACTTGCGGCGTTGTATGCGTCAAAACCAATTTCTTTAATATCATATTTTCCTGCTTGTTTAGTTATGTAATCGGATATTTCCCGATCATCCATGACATTGCCTTGCGTCAAATGCAATATGCCTGAATCACAAGCGTTGCGGAATATATCCTGATAATGTTGCGGCACATGGCTTAACCCATCTTCAGGCAGGAAGAATTTCCACTCAGCAAAATAATCATCTTCCGAATAACGCTTCAGCGTACATACCGCATTCAAGTCTCGCGTTGCCGCCAAGTCGAACCCAATGAATACCGCTTCCGGTTCGCGCTCATCTTTAGCCACAGAGCATTCATCCCAATGTGACCGATCAATCCATGCGGAATTTGCACTTACGAAAACATTGAGAGTTTTACAAAGAAATTCATTTAGCGTTGCCGGTTTATGTCTTGCTTCCTCTGCGCGTTGCTGAATTGCTTCCTCGAAAACTGTAATGCCATGCATCGGGTTTGCCTTTGCCCAAACCGCTGCATCTTTCCAATCGTCTTGCGTATCTAGCCCATAAAGCAATCCAAACCACCGGGGATTGTCTGTCGCTTCGCCCGATAGCATGGTCTGCATCATAAGCAAGTCTTCGTGAAATTTCGTATCCTTCGTGAAACTTGCCGTAGTGATATATATCCGCAGCGGATTTTTACGCGCCACCATACCGGAATGTAGAACCTCAATCGAGTTCCTATCTATAATCTGCGCCGCTTCGTCAATGATGGCGCAAGATGGATTCATGCCATCGCCCGTCTTTTTGGTATCCCGCGACAATGCTTTAAACATCGACTGCGAATCGCCAATCTTTGTAATGTGATTCTTTTGCACATTGTACAAACCTTGAACTTCTTGCGGCATGGATTCAATCAATCCCTTTGCTGATGTGAATACAATGCTTGCCTGATCCCGGCTAGTTGCAAGCGTATATACCTCTGATCCCTTTTCTCCAAAGATCAATTCGTATAAACCTAGCACCGCAATCAGGGTTGACTTGCCAGCCTTACGGGGAATGAACACGATCACATCATTGACCATGCGTTTGCCTTTGTCTTTCTTAGACCAAAAGCCATAGATGCCGCAGATTAAAAGTATTTGGAACGGTTCCAGCTTTACAGGTTGACCAGCAAACACGCCTTTAGCATGACGCATGATTGAAGCAAACCGCAGAAAATGCTCAACCGCTTCAGGATGAAATTCCCATTCCCATTCTTTATTTTCTAGTTGATTGAGGAATCGTTGACAGGCAAGCAAAACATTTCGGCAAACAAGTATCTCGCCTTTCACTACTTGATTGGCATACACAACACCGTCTTGCCATTTCATTGTGGTTGCCAACCCTTTAGAAAGTCTGCCAATGGCGAAGCATCTTCCAGCTTGTTTGCAGCAAGCCGCGACTTAGGTGTTAGCCCAAGT